GGGTTCAAGTTCGTTAAGCCTACCTTTCAACTTTTTAGCCTCTCTACTCGAATCTGCGTACCTCTTTTCGTAATTATGCCCTTTTTCTTGCACTGTTTCTTCTCGGGGGCTGATTTCAGCCGTTGCGACGTCTTGCTGGATGGGCTCCCCAGCTTCATTCTCAAGTACTACACTATTAACCTGATTATCTAATTCTTCAAAAAAGTTATCAGAATTTTGAGTTTCGAGGCTATCGTCTGGCGAGTCATCGCCTTCAAATAGGTTATCTTTTTTCTCATTGTGCAGTGCCATAATATACCTCCATTAATTTACTGCGTTTGTTGTTACCTTTCAACGGGTTTTTTTATATTTCTTTTACTCTCTTCTTTCATTAAAGATCGTAGAAACTTTTGTTGAGCTTGTGTCTCTAATACCTCTTTCCTTACTTCATTACCAGCCGTTCCTACTTTATCTTTAATACCAGACTGCACAGCTTGTCTTGATAAAGTATCAATAGTTCCGTCTCTATCTTTCAATTCTTGAGCCAAACTTTCGATTTGTTGTTTCAACTGAGCATAAATACTTTTCCTTTTTATAATCTGTTCTTTATTTCTAATATCGGTTTCTGCCAACATTGCTATATCATCAATCAATCCAGACTGGAACCATCTAAAATACTCTTCCATTAATGCCCACCTATTAATAGGCATAGTAGAGCCGCCAATATATCTTACATCAAACTTACTAGACGCATAATCATTCCACCTGCTTATAACATCACCATAGTCATTATAAATTGGTACATTAATCTCTACTGATCTATCTTCAAATCCACCAGCCTCAGGCTGTACTATTCTAAATACTTTGTGAGCTGTATACGTACTTTGGGCTGTTTCTGTAAAAACCTTACCCAAGTGCTCTAATGCTGGCTCCATTATAGTTTGCATCCATGATTTGATTCTACGAGTGCCATACTCATCCATAGCAAGCATTCCTCGATATGTCTCAGTCTTCTCTTGCTCCACTCCTTGCAATGTCCCTGGAACTCCTGAAATATATTCAATATCTTGCTTACCCTGCTGTGTAATAGTATAAAATGCCTGATTAAGACCTAACGGCTGTACGGGGACTGGTGGTGTAAATCCTGGTCTATATTTTAATAAAGCCCCTGGTGCTGAGGAATATTTTTCCCATTCTTCTTCAGGTACAGAGCCTTCCTCGTATAACCACCTTAAATTAGAACTTAAATTAGCGTTATGCAACATGATCTGATGTGACTTATTAATTTCTTGTTGCTTGCCTACGAGAGGGGTGACTGCGCTCATTGGATACGGAGTCCCTGTGTATGTATAAGGAAATGGTATTATGGGATACTCAGTATTAGGTAAATAATATTCGTATAATAATGTATCTCCAGCAACGCAAGTAACTTTTACCCTAGTATCATAATACCGAACAGAATCAACGAGAGTATCTAAAAATTCTTTATTCTTAATAAGTAGATTATATTCATCTTCATTTACTACTTTATTTTCCACTTTAGAAATCTCTTCAGTGACCTGAGCTTCGACAGCGGCTCTTTCTGACTGAATAGACGACTGTGTTTCTTTTGCAAGTTTCTCAATCTCTAAATTAGCCCTTGATTCAATAATTTCACCACGCTGTAAAGCCATAGTAATTGATATTTCTTTTTCCTCAGCGACAACCATCATCTCTTTAGATATAGTATCCATTCTTTCCTGTACTTTACCATTTATCATTTCCATTTCCTCTGGTGATGGAGGAACTTTAATAAATAAATTATAATATGGTAATTTTTCCTTAGAGTACATCTCATAGAAATCAATCATATCATCATCTTCACCAGATGGCTTATACGAAGATGAAATAATATCGCCAGCTTGTATGCTTTCGGATATACTAACGTTTCTTTCAGTATATGAGCCAGATGTGTTTACAGAGCCGCTAGAATTTTTTATTTTATTTTTATATTCAGGAAGTATACTAGAAAGATGATGCTTAGGTAAGTCCTTTTTAACAATTATATAAGCAGCATCCCTGAACAAGAAGTCACGGCTCATTGGGTCTATGTATACATCAAAAGGCTCTATTCTTTTAAATACTACTTCGCCCATTCCTCTGTCTTTATCAGCGTCTACATCAACCATCATATATCCAATACCCTTTGTAAACGCATCCTGAACTACTTGTGAAAACAATGACTTACCATTCGATATATACCAACAGTAAGAAGCTACATCGGCATGAACAGCTGCTATGTCAACATCAGAGCCCTCAGCCCCAACTGCTTGCCACCTAGGGTTATTAGCAGTGACAAAAAACTTCATTATCTCTATAGCTGGTGTGATCCTGTTAATAATAAAATCAGGCATGCCAGCTTCTTTTAAATCATCACGCTCTTTAGAAGTTAACTGATCATTTAAATAAAAATCATAACCACGCTGATTTATATTACGCCATTTAAGCCTCTCAGCTGTAGCTGACTTATTCCATAATTCCCTACTATTGTCCCCCTTTATCATATATTCCATAGCCACATCTTCAGGTAACCCTCCAAACAATTCTTTCCATTTTTTATTTCTATCTTTCAATTCAAATCTTTTACCATTGGCATAATATCCTCTTTTATGAGATAAATTTGGGTCCTCATTACTAACTACATTTTCTCCACTAAGATAAGCACTCATTGTATCTTTAAACTGACCACTATCCATTTTAGTGGGACCAAGATTATACATGAAATCTGCAAGTCCATGTTTCTGCCTATCGGATATCTTACCCCAATCAAATCCTCTATTGACAGCATATCTCTCAGCCTGATTTAATGATGATAAAGCCCTACTCTGAAGAGCTTCCTCAGCTTCTTTCTCATTAAAAATCTTTCCTCCAGACCAAATAGTCTTCCCCTTGTATGTTTCTTTTTTACCAGATGATCCAAGTTCAGCTTTACTAATTCTTGTCCCGTATCCAATAGTCCAATAACCAGCTGCATCTTTATATGGAACATGTTCACCATTTTTAGTAACACTGCCCTCAACATCCTTTAAATAACTAATATACTTTTTCATCCAATCATTAGGTGGCGTATAATTTTCCCTCTTTTTATCATCTTTAACTCCAGCAGCCTCTCCATATATTGCAGCATCTAACTTACGTACATTCTCACCTTGAATTGGATCGTCAGCAGCGATCATATCATTCATAATCACATCACCGCTTACTCTTTTTCTTAACTGTGGATGAGAAGGCATTTATCTACCAAATGGCACACTTGCTTTTAATTTCCAATTATAACCACCATCGCGCCTTTTATTATAACTGCCACGCAAAGAGGCTCCTCCTTTAAATGATATATTCAATTTACCTTTATTAAATGGCTCTAATACGTTTTTATTTTTGTTATACTGAAACCCAAGTAAATTATACATAGACTTAGCAACCGTCAAAGCGTCAACTGGCTGTTTTACTTTAATTTTACCCTGAGGATATATACTCTTTGTAAGATTATTCCACATTGTTGACTTTGGCTGATAGCTTCCATCTAAAGCATTCAATTTACTCATAGTCCTTAAACTTAAACTAGGACTTGTAACTGAACTTGTATTATCTAAAGGTCCATTCATATTCTAGGCAACTATCCAGCTTTTTGCTTTTCTCTTCGGCTTATACCAGCCCTTTCTATCTTTATTCTCCCTCATGTTAGGAGGAAACGCATGTAATTGTGCATAATATAAAGTCTCAATTGTATCATCGTGAGCCATTTTAGGTCCGAATGTAATGATTTCATTAATCAAATCAAACATATTTTTTCTAATATGTACAGTTCCCATACTAAATCTACCACTTAAACCACTATAAATCCTATTTCTTTTATGTTGTCCTCCTGGTTTTTGTGGTATTACAGCTATATCAAAGCGGTTTAGTCTTCTACGTTCATCATTTAATGCTTGAAATATACTACGGTTCATAGCAACATCTTCAACAGTGGCAGATGTGCAATTATATTTGTTATAAAGAGATATGATATAGTCAACAACACCAGTTCGCCCTAAAATATTGCCATCAGAATCTTTTGAACCAACCGTGGGGATGCTTCTATGTCTTTCATACTCTAAAACATACAACTCGTTATTTACATCAATGGCAATAGCCATAATAACGCTAAAGTCAGAATGCTTAGTATCTATATCGGTCGCAGGGTCACACCCAATAAATATATTAACTGGGGAAGTGCTACCATCTTTTACTATATAATTAATACCATCCTCATGCTTATAATATCCATCATAATACTTTAAATGCCTCCTTGTCCATACAGCGTCTTCCTCACTCATTACTTCCATCATGTATTCTTGATAATACTTATGTGGTTGACCTGAGTCTATATAGAACTTTTTCTTCTCTTCTAATTTTGAAGTTGGAAAGAAAGATGCCCAGAGAGGGTTTCCGTCTGGGAGAGTGGCTTTATACGTAATAACTCTCCAGGCAAAATCATTGCCCTCCTTTTTAGCCTTCGCATGATTAGTTAACAGATTATTAATAAACGAATCATAATGAACGGGAGTTCCATTTACCCTTAATCTCCCTGTGTGTGGCTCTAAGGCCGGGTAAACAACGGCTGTCACCAAGTTGGCATTCTTATCACGCGCTTCTCTAGTAATAGTATTAGCTTCATGTTCAAAGTCATCAAGTATAATCAAATCATATCGTTTGTGTAATTTTGCACCACCACGTATACCAGCAACGTTTGACTTACTTATTAACTTACATCCATTCTTTAATTCAATATCTTCCTCTGTCCACTTACGTCCCCTTGTATTGCCGAAATAATACTTTATACGGTCATTATAATCCAAGTGATGTTTAATATAATCCATATTACCTACTGAAAGTTTCTGCGTAGCTGATACCCAAGCGTAGAACAAAAAGTCATCACCGCCAGGACAGAATAAAAAGTCTTTTAGTATAGACGCCTTAGTGACTACAGTCTTTCCATGACCTCTAGGAATTATAATAGCTAACTGCTTTACTTCTTTATCATCAATAGAATCTGACATTTCGTAGTGGAAAAAAGGTGTATTACTACGCATAAAATCCTCAGGCAGGAAAAGCTTGCCAAATGCAATTAAGTCTTTACTTGCTAATTCTAAAGCCGCCTCCGCTTCTGATATATTATTTTTGTTTATGTTCGCCATTTTCTTCTTCTGTTTTAGCTTCTAAGTAATCTAAAAACTGGTCTTCAAACTCCATGAAAGTTACAAACTCTCTAAACATACCACTTACGGATGCAACTGCATTGTCTATATAATCTATTTTTACATTTAACAACTTTATAGACCTTATTAAATCATGCTTAGTTATATTATTTTTTTTCTTCACCGTCTGAGACTCCTGCTATTTCAGAGACATCGATACCTTTAACTATTTCCAATATGCTTATTAGTATATTTATATCTTGCTTATTTGGTTCTACAATAGAAAACTGTGATAGTTTGCTTATTAGATATTTAAGCTCTACAATAGAATCGACTATTCCATTGTTTATCATAGTTATGTAGCAACACTCCTCATACTGGTTTTATAATTACTTATATTATTTTTACTTCGCACATAAGGTGATTTACAGTTATTGCATCTGTATACTAAAAACTTACTCGCTGAAGTTAAGTATATGGCATCCGTTTCTTCAAGGTGTTTT